GAATTCAAGTCCTATGATGACCTAAAAGGTCGTTTGGACAAGGTTCTTGGTCTGAATGGTGAGACAATCAAACCAAAGACTACAGTTGAACAATTGAAGTCTGCACCAAAAGTAAAAGAAGTTGAACCTGATATTACTGCAACAAGCAGCGATGAGGATGATATGGCTTACTTTGCAAGTCTTGCTGACGATTAAACCCTACGTAAATTCGTTTGTGTGATCCAATGTAATGTTGGATCCATTTCACGAACACTGAAGGAATCATCGTAACTTACGGTATCTTCAGCTTTACTTTTGGTATTAATTCTCTTAGAGTTATCGACCACAATAGGTTTCATCATAGATGATCCTGTTGTGGTTTTTTCTTTTTCGTTAGTCTCTATTGCAGCCTGTGCTCTCTGTGCGACAGGATTTGGTTCTGGTGGTGATAGGGTTGCTTTAGGAGCAACTACAGGCGGTCTTGATAATCTATTCGTTTCAGCGGAAGATTGATTTGGTGCAGAAGGTGTTGTTGTTGGGGGAGGAGAACCAGCAGTTGCAGGTGTTGCTCCTGATGTAGGAGTGGCAGATGGAGCCGGTGGTGAACCAGTAGCTGAGGTAGGTGGAGGTGGTGAATCAGGAGTTGCAGTTGGTGCTGGCGTTGATCCTGTAGAAGCAGGAGGTGTTGTACCACCTCCTGTATTCGTCTTGTTACTTGGTGTTGTATTCTGAGTTACTTTAGTTGCAGTTGGTTTATCTTCGGCAGTAACAGCTTCTTGTACAACTTCAGAAATTTCTTTTAATCTTCCTGGTACAGCTTTAGGGTCATCATCTTCTGGAAAAACACCATAAGTTTCTTTGTAAATGTCTCGACCAATTAAACCTAAATCTAATGCAAGACCCGCAGCGGTACCAGCAATAGGTAAAGTACCAGCAACACCAGATGAAAGTTCTCCAATTGCACCTTTAAAGTCACCACTCATTGCACGATCAGCCGCAAAGAATAAACCAGCAGCAATTGAAATACCTGGTATTTTTTTAAGTACTGATTTTACTGCGCCTTTTCCAATTGCTTTACCAACTAATTTTTTAATTATACTTTTGTCGGCAATTTTCATAATTTTACCAGCGGCAGCCTTTATTGTTCCTTTTGCAGCTGCTGTGCCACCTTTTTCGGCCACTTTTCCGGCAATTTTTGATGCACCGCCAGTAAATAGTTTTGCTATAGGTGATATTCCTTTACTCAAAACACCTTTGGCTTTTAAACCAGTTTTGATTAGTTTACGACCTATTTTTGTTTTCAATAATCTGCGTAATGCTAATGCACCAACAGAATCGACAGCCATCTGTTCTAGGAATTGGCCAACTCCACCAGAGCCACCAGAGCCACCAGAGCCATCATTGTCATTTGGTCCATTAACGGGTGTTGCAGTTTTACCGCCTGCTGTATTTACAAGTTCTTTTTGCCACTTTTCACGTTCTTCTTTGCGTGCCTTCTCTTCATTCCTATCAAGTTCATGTTGCTTAATAGTTTCTTCATGGTATTTCTTCATTAGGTTGAGTAATCGAGCAAGTAAGTTTGCTGTACCTGTGCCTTTGCGGAATCTTTGTTGTTGATTCTCTGAGACGGTAGTATAAGATGCAGTATCTAAACCACCTAATTTTTTTGCAGTAGGTGATGTACCACTCAAAGGTCTAGCTGTACTTCTATAACCAGTAAAATATTGTATATCTTCACTTGAACGACCAAGAGCTTTACCTAAAATTACTGCACCCAAATCTCCAGTCAATCGTCTTGCAATTGAAATTGGATCAAATTTTTCTTTGAATCCCATTACGTTTGCTTGTAATGTTTCTGATACAGTTTTTTGTACTGATCCTAATCCATTGCCTTGTACAATATTACGTATTAAGTTATTCTTGATACCATAATTTCTTAATGCACGAGCTCTTCTGCGTGACATACCATCAGATGTTGTATCATCTTCTTGATTTGGAATTGTATCATTTTCAATATCTTCTTCAACAGTCTCAGGTACTTCTGGCTCTACAACTTTCTCCTTAATATTTGGATTACCAAGTATCTTTTTCTCTTCTCGATTTGCTAAACGACCAAGTCCACCTTTTTTGTGAATCTCATACCATGCACCTCTGCCGCCAAATGCTTCTTTTGACCATATGAAGGCTTTGTTACCTACTCTTCCTGAAATTGGTTGTTCGTTCATAATTGATTACCTTGGACGTAATTTATTCTATTTTGTAATATCTGTGGTACATCAGATGCTGCTGGTTTTTGTGTAATGTTAACAAACTTTGTTGTTGTTGTATTATTTACAATCTTTGTATTGTTGACAGCAACCATCGATTTGGTTTCAGAATCCTTCTTCATGTCAGAGTTTTCTGTTGAAGATTTATTTAACTTTTGACCAGTTGTTGCGTCAGGTGTTGTTGGTGTTGCCGATGGTGCCGCCGTAGTTGGTGCAGTCGTAGTTGATGTGGCTTCACTAGTAGTTTTCAATTTACCTGTTGCAAATAGTATAGCTTCTCTTTCACGCCTTTTCACCAAAGGACCATAAACACCGGGGACGCCAGCAGCTGTTCTTATACCTAGGTTTTTAATAATATTCGCAGCGCCTTGCACATCACCTTTGTTAATTGCTTCAACAAGGCCTTTTTTGACAAGATCAGCGGTTGAACCTGTGCTATATGCATATAATACTAATGCTGTTTTTTGTTTATCATCTAATTTATTCCATGCATCACCCAAAGGTTTAGCTGCAGCTGCTTCATACTTTGGTAAATCTAATGACAATAATTTCTTAGTCTGTTCTGGTGTCATCACGGTGCCAATGCCACGTTCACCTTGAATCGGCACTTTTTCATCACCAGCCATGATGAAACCTTGTTTGTATTCTTCTTTCTGTATTTGGTGACCGTAACCAATAGATACAAGGTTCCTTTGCTCCGGTGGATCCCAAGATGCTTTTGTAGATTGACCTTCTTCAACTGCAATTGCATCGGAAGTAGAACCTTTTAATGCTGCAATTGTCCTGAAATCAAGAGCACCAGCAGATGCATCAGCGCCAGCACCAGTAGCAGCTGCACCAGCGGCAGCACCACCAGCGGCAGCAACAAATGGATTTTTAAATATAGAAAGCAAAGAACTAAAAAAACTAGAACTGGGTTTAGCAGTTTTAAATGTTAAACTTCCAGCAGTACCAAAAACATTACTTACACCTTTAGATTGTGGTGAGACATTACGTTCTGTGGGTGTAGTTGTTACAGAATTTCTTCTAGAATTTGTTCTAGCAACTCTTGCAGCAAGTTCAGGATTTTCTTCTGCACCAATATTAGATACTTTTTCTAATGGTGTTGCACCCGCTTCTTTAGACTCGCCTCTGAGTAATCTTAACAATTCTTCATGCTTACGTTTTTCTTTTTCATGTTCTTCTTTTTTGAAATCATTTGTTATTTCTTTTTGTTTAACAATATCGGCATGAGATTTTTTATAGAAGTTAACAATTTTAGCAAGTACGTCAGCAACACTATCACCTCTACGCATTCTTTGACTTCTATCTTCAGAGATATTGGTAACATTAGGGTCTACATTACCAACTTTTTTATTGGACGTTGATATAGGTTTCACAGACTTATTTGAATCTTTTTTACCTGATAACTTATCAACAGTCTTATTACTAATTGGTTTGCCAATAGCTTTCTTTATTGTTTCAGGTTTAAGCTTCTTTCTTACTTTACCAAGTTTCTCAGTAGTTTCTTCACTTGGCTTAGGTCTAAAAAGTGCAGGAGTACTTCTAGGTGTACCACCTTGTTTTTGTCCGCCACCAAGTAAAGAAGCTATTTGTGTCATCTGCTATTGTTTCTTTGTTTAATTTTCTCGTTTTCTTCCTCAATATATTGTGTAAGCATAGCAACATAAACATCACGTTCCCATGGCATCATGCTTTCAAGTTCTGTTAAACTATATTTGTGATGTTGCATAAGTGAAAAATTCGTCATGTAATAATTTCTTAATGTATCATGGCGAAAGACTAGGCGAAAAAATCTTCTAGCCCTTCCACTTCTATGTGGTGCTGGAATCCACATTTTTTGCAAGTCATGTCCAACATTTTTGTCATCTTAGGAAGGTTATTAAAAAAGTTTTCAATCTTAGAAAACTGCTCTTGGTTCAAAGATTCAATAAAATCATTCAGTTCTGATGGGTCGGTTTCTCTAGCATAGAAATACTGTTCACCATCAAAAATATGTTCAATACTATGCAGAATCATATTGAATGCCATATCTGTTGCAAGTTCAAATTTACCAGAACTTGTAATCACAGAATATTCTGGATACTTTAACTTAATTGAAACTTTATCTGTTAATTGTATTGTGTCACTTGATACATTTGACATATCAACTTTGATATCAAGTAAGTTAACTTCTGATTCCATCATTGAGCCACAAACTTTATCGTCTACAATATTCTCGCAACGATATTTGTTAGTAACTATTTCACCGACTGATCTTGCACGGAGATTCAAAAAGTAAAACTCAACATCAAGTATTGGTAATGAATCAATATCAATATTTTCTGTCAAGGTACAATTGTGTAGAATCTGTTTGATGTTCTTTTCAATTGTTTCTTTCTCATCAGACTCCATTGCCATCAAGAGATTACGTTGCTCTTTGACAAGAAATGGTCGAAAACGAATATGTTTCTTACTCAAAGGTAAGTCTATTTCGTATACTGGAGAGTCTAGTTTTGGTAATGCCATAATATTTCCTCATTCAAGTTATTAAGGTGGTGGTGCTGGTGTGACAAAAGCAGATCCAGGCGCTCTATTTTGTACAAATGGATTAAATCCCGGTGTTGAACTAGGTATCCCCAAATTTGTTGCTGTACTTTGTTGAGAAGAAGATAATGCTGCAGCATTAGTCTGTATTGCTGTTGGTTGTACAGACGAAGGTACTGGTATTCCTGTAGAACCATTAGGCACAAAACCTACTGTATTATATGCTGCACCAAATTCTCCGGCCGTAAAGTTTCCTATGTCATTAACTGGAGACGTTGTTGGTATAATTCCAGAGTTATTCAATTCAACCAAATTATCATTTTGCCAGTAATCATATGCAAAAACCACAGATAGTTTATGATAACTATCAGTCGACCAATCCAAATCTAATTGATTGACCACAATAGGATATGCATTAAAAAGATTTACCGAATAAGTTGGAATATCAGATAAATCATATTGAACTACTTTAATGTCTGAAACAAAAGTATTTTTATAACTAAAGTCAAAAGTTAATGTTGGATTAATTACTTCCATCCATGCATCAAAAAACCTCTTCTCAGACATATCACCAGAAACTATAAATGTAAGTGTCAAATCATTATATGAAGAATGCATTGGAAACTTTAAAGTTGGATTTGATCCAAACTTTTGATCTACTGTACCAAAAGTTCGGCCGGGCAATTCTGCTGTTTCGCAACGGAATGTTAATTTTCTTATTACTTCACTACTGTATTTCAAAAAAATTTGTGGAACATTAATTGTAACATTAAACTTTGATGGTCTTGCAACCTCATTATTAAAAGATTTTATAAAATTGTTAATACTTGGCATTTTTATTCTTTTTGGTCTTGGTTAAAATGAGCCATATGTTCTTTGTACTCTTGAACTGAATCTCTCCAGACTGTGGTCGCTTTTGCTCCTCTAAATTGTTGTAGAGGTAACATTGTAGCAACATCCCACTCATTTGGATGTATCATCAACAGTTTTGATCTCATATGCGGAATCAAATAACGTTTGAGACAAGGTTTAAACTCCGCATAACGCTTAGATGCATTTAAAATATCATATGATATTCTCATACGTTTAATGTCGTGGTCTGCATTTAATTGTGCGAATTTCATTAACTTTGTTAAAAAAGCAACTCTAAACTTTAGTGGCAAATAATGTAAGTTTAATCCAAGAAAACCATCATCGTATTTTTCTAATACTAGAACCATTGGAAACTTATCCCAATAGTCTAATGTTGCTTTTGTTTTTGGATCATAATAGAAACAATACAACATGCCAATTTTGGCCTGCATTGATCTTCTCAAAGACTCGCGGCTAATTGCTGTAGCTATTTTATCTGGACGTTTAATCTCTTGAACTTTCTCATTCATCCAAGAAATAGCATCCCTCGACAGGGTTTTATGTCCGGTCTTCTTTTTTTCTTCAGCTAAAGAGGTTAATTTTGATGTTGTGTTTGATGTTGCCATGTATTATTTAGTTCACAATCCTAACTCTTTTTCAGTCCAAATTTGAAATTCCCAGTTACGGTCTAAACAATAC